AACGATTGCTTAGGAGGCTGGTAATGAATCACGATGAATTGCTGGCAGAGTTAGATGAGCTTGACCGTAGTTGCAGCGTTGTAGGCATAGCAGTTTCTGCCCTTCGTGCAGTAGTGGAATGGCACAGAGAGTCATACAACCCTAATATTATGGACAATAGAAGTGTCTGCCAGCAATGCACTACGGGCCTGGAAAATATTGTCCACTATCCATGCCCTACTATCCGAATTATTGAGAAGGAATTAGGATGACCCACGATGAATTGCTGGCAAAGATAAATTCGGCCCCTAATGCAGACACCTGTTGGAAGATAGCCATTATCCGTGCAGTAGTGGCGATACATAGACCATTTACATGGAATTCCAACAACCCACAGGTATGCTGCGTTGCTTGCGACAGTGGTGAGGAAGGCGATATATACCCCGCCCGTTACCCCTGCCCCACTATTCAAGCCATTGAGAAGGAGTTGTTATGAAGAACTGGTTCAAGAAAAACCCTGAAATGGTGGACAAAGCCAAACCTCACTCGCACCGCAAAGGTTCGGGAATAATCTGTGATTGCCCGTCACCAACTATCAATATTGGGCTTGGGATGACCCACGATGAATTGCTGGCAAAGATAGATGAAAAGGGGCCTAATAGTTCTGAGTGCCAGCCATGACAGACGAGATTGATGTCCTCTTCAAGGACCTTGATGAGTACTACCCTGGCAGCAAGCGCAAGCGCAAAGCCAAGGTAGAGAAGCCTCACGAGGTTGAGCCTGACCTTACGTGGGACAGCAAGCCTTACATGAAGCCTTTGCCTAACGGCATTGAGATTGAAATGTTTACTATCGGCGCGTTGGCAGCCGCACTGGGTCGACCAGTTATTACTATCCGAACATGGATAAAAGAAGGCTACCTGCCTGCATCACCATATAGACTTCCCACCAAGAAGAACTCTCGGGGGGAGGACCAGCAAGGGCGTAGGCTCTATTCCCGAGCCATGGTCGAAGCGGTAATTGAGCTGTTTGACTCGGCTGGACTTCTATACATTAAGCGTATAGAATGGTCCTCACACCGACAACTCAGCTATGAGATTGCCGAGGCTTGGAGTAAAATCCGAGCAAACGAAACCAAATAAACACTATGACAAAAGGATGATAAACAAATGGCAGTAAACCGAACAGACGAGTACCTAGTTACAGACGACGAGTTTGCTAACTCAGACGCTCCAATCACAGACCGTCCAGCTCAAGCTACAAGCACTGTAGTCCTTTCAGGTTGGGATGCAGCAGATGCAGCAGGCGGCGCAGCTCGTACACCTATCAGCGACTTTAAGTTCGTTGACGGCGAGTTCCAAATTGTAAAGTTCCTTGACCCAGACGGTCCCTTTGCAGTTTACAAGCAACACTTCCTCTCACAAATCACCACAGGAAAGCGTTCATTCGTTTCCCTTGGTGCAAACGACCCACTCTGCGTAAAGCTTGGTAGCAAGCCTGAAGAGAAGAAAGCCTTCAGCATTGCAAACCTCAGCGCAGCTGGTGGACCACAGCGTCAGATTTTGACCGCATCCCCACGTCTCTATAAGTCACTGCATGCTGCACACTTCTCGCCTCAAGGCCCATTGACCAAGAACTATTGGGCAATCAGCCGCACAGGTAAGATGCAGTCAACTGTTTATCACATCAACGCTGTTAAGGCACGCGACCTCGCTGAGGACTGGGGCCTTACAGACATCGATGCGATTGAAGCAGCCATTGCAGAGATGAAGCCATTTGACCGCTCTATTATCAAAGAGTCAACATGGGAAGAGCTAGACGCAGTAGCTAACTCACTGCTCTAGTAAACAAGTGTGCTGGAGGGCCAGGCCCCATCCCCTGGTCCTGGCTCTTCAGCCTTTCTAAGGGGATACTTATATGAATATTATTACGACTAAAGAACAGCTTAAAGAGATGGTTGAGTACTATCTCAAGCAAGACGCTTTTGCATTTGACGTTGAAACTGTGGGAGACCATCGAGGCATCCCTGCCGTCAATGAAGTTTTATGGATTAGTTTTGCTACACATGGCCGAGGTGACGTTATCCCTATGGGCCACCCTAACGGAGAGTTTCTAGAAGAGGTCTTCCCTCTTACAGGTCAAGGACAAAAGCGCGTAGACGCTGGTTTACCTGCTCGTGAGTCTGATTACTCACGTGACAAGAAGAAGGCAACCAAGCACTTTGGTCCAGCACCCGAACAGTTATTTCCTGCCGAGGTATTCAAGGCAATCAAGCCACTGATGTTCAATGAGAACATCCTTACTATCGGTCACAACCTAGTCTTTGACTTGTCATCTGTTGCCAAGTACTACGGCGGTCAAGTACCCGCTGGCCCATACTTTGACACACTCATGGCCTCGTTCTTGTACAACAACCTTAACCGCGGCAAGCTAGGTCTCGACGACTGCTTGCAGCGTGAGCTTGGCTACTCAATGCAAAAGGGCATCGGTCACATGGTTGAGATGTACTCCTTTGATGAGGTTGCCAAGTACTCCTATCTAGATGCTAAGTACACATTCCTTCTATGGAAAGACTTAGTCCCTAAGCTGACTGCCGCAGATGTAGACAGCGTTATGAAGCTAGAGATGGACGTGCTGCGCGTCTTGTGCGACATGAAGTTGACTGGCGCGCCAGTAGACCTAGACCAACTACAGATTCTTCACGACAAGATTAGCGCCGAGATTGAGGCCGTTAAGTCAGACATCTATGCGCTTGCTGGTCGTGTGTTTAATATGAACTCCAACCCAGAGAAGCAATACATTTTGTTTGGGCCTAAGGAAGAAGGCTGCCGTGGGCTAAAGCCTGTTCTTCTTACTGGCAAGGGGCAAAAGAAAGAACAAGAAGAGATTGTTTACACCGACTACTCAGTATCAGCTGAGGCTCTAGAGCCTTTCCGTGAGAAGGACGAGCTGGTAGGTAAGCTTCTTGAGTACACAGACCTTAACAAGCTACTGGGTACCTATGTGATTCCATACCTTGGCGGGGAAGTAACCAAGACTGTTAACGGCAAATCCAAGGTAGAAGAGAAGGACAGCCTTCTTATCAACGGTCGCATCTACGGTGACTTTGTTCAGTGGGGCGCCGAGACTGGTCGCTTCTCTAGCCGTAACCCTAACCTTCAGAACATCCCAGCTCCAGAAGACCCAGAAAAGGTGCCAGAGAATAAACAGTACGGTCGTATGATTCGTAACTTGTTCACTGCGCCAGAAGGTCACAAGCTTGTGGTTGCTGACTACTCACAGATTGAGCCTCGTGTTATCGCGGCAATGTCAGAGGACCCAATTATGATGAACAACTATCTGACAGGTGGAGACATCTATACAACCATCGGTGACACCATGGGAGTCAGCCGTAAGGCGGGCAAGGTCTTGGTTCTAGCTATGGCTTATGGCGTAGGGCCAGACAAGATTGCTCGTCAGATTGGTTGCAGTGTCCCAGATGCTAAAAAACTACTTAATGACTTCTCGGACAAGTTCTCGTCTGTGGATAAGTACCGCTACCGCGTTATTGGCGTAGCCCGCAACAAGGGGTATGTCACCACTTTGCTCAAGCGCCGCCGTTACCTACCTGAGATTACCTCTCGTAATAACGGAGACCGAGCCAGTGCTGAGCGTCAGGCGTTCAACACGCGCATCCAGGGCTCTGCGGCTGACATCATAAAACTTGCTATGATACGTGCTCACGAGAGAATCCCAAAGGAAGCCAAGCTAATTCTCACAGTTCACGATGAACTGGTTACCTTGACTCCCGACCATCTTGTAGAGCAAACACGAGCCGCTATCCGCGAGGCTATGGAAGATATTAAGTTACTTCCTATCCCACTTATAGCTGACATTAAAATCGTCCAGAAGTGGGGAGAAGCCAAGTGAGTTGGTTAGATAGATTTCGTAGACCAAAGGTAGACGTCGTTCAGGTAGATGTTCCTATGACAACTATCATGCGCTGGTACTTGTACGACACAGCTATGGCTGTGCCTAACAGTGTGGCAGAAGAGGTAGGATTAACTCCTGTAAGTCAAGAAGGTGATGTTAAAGAGCAAGAAGATAGCGATGTTCGCGTCGCTAACATTCTTCCTATACTTCCGTACCTTGAGTCTATTGCAGACATCAGCGCCACAGTATTAACTTCTATTCATCTTAAAGAGATGCGAGAGCATAACTCAGAAATGGCTGAGGAGTTCGAGGCAGAAATTGAAACGATGTCTACTGTTTATAAGGCAGTAGCTTTATCTACTTTGATTGGCGCGTTCTCAATTGGAACCGCACTTGATTTAATTCACCTAGCAGGTATATCATCTGAGGTAGACGTAGACATGGAGGACTATGATGAGTAGCAGCGCAGATTGGTTTTCGCGCAAGATGGGCGCACCTGCCCCACAACAGCAACAGCAACCCGTGTACCAGCAACCAGTACAACAACAAGCACCTGCACCACAGGTACAGCAAGCTCAGCCACAAGCTCAACCACAAGCATCAGTAACTGCATCACGTTGCCCAGGTTGCGGTAGCGGTAACTATGGCTCTTCTCCCATGGCTCCAGAGTCACGTGCGCGTTGCTACGATTGTGGCTACCCACTACAGCAATCAGGTAGCGGTATGGGTACAGGTATTACATCAGGGCCTTCCGCATCAGGCCCAGCTATTCCAGCAAAGCAGGTACAAGCAGGCGGTTGGAACCCACAGACAATCATTGGACATATTTAATGGCAATTACGGGAGAACTTGCGAAAGTATTCGCAAACATTAACAAGAAGATGGGCGCAGATACCATCGTATTAGGGTCAGATATCCGTGACGATATTCTTGACCGAGTAACCACAGGCTCTGTGGCTATTGACGTTGCCCTAGGCGGCGGATGGCCAGTTAACCAGTGGCATGAAATCATTGGTGAGGCCAGCAACGGCAAGACAGCACTAGCTCTCAAGACCATTGCAGCTAACCAACAACGTGACCCAGAGTTTACAACTGTATGGGTTGCGGCCGAGCAGTGGGTACCTAAGTACGCAGAGATGTGTGGCGTAGATACCTCAAGAGTCTACGTCGTTTCTACTAACATTATGGAGGAGGCCTATGAAGCGGTCATCCAAATCACCGAAAGTAAAGCTGTTGATTGCATTGTCGTTGATAGTCTTCCTGCCTTGGTTCCTACGTCAGAAAATGATAAGGAGATGGAAGAGTCAACGGTAGGTCGTTCAGCCCTACTGACTAACAAGTTCTTCCGTAAGGTTGGCTTGGCATCTAAGCGCTCGCTTACAGAGCATGAGCGTCCTTTTATTGGCTTGATTATCAACCAGTGGCGCTCAAAGATTGGCGTCATGTACGGCGACCCACGCACCACCCCAGGTGGCCTAGGTAAGGACTATGCGTTCTTTACCCGCATGGAAGTTCGTCGTGATGAGTGGATTGAGGCTGGCTCTGGACAGGAAAAGCGCCGCATCGGTCAGTCAATCAAGGTACGAGTACTAAAGAATAAGTCAGCCCCACCATCAACCACAGCTGTTGTTGACTTCTACTTTGCCCCAGGCGGAGATGTAGATGCTGGCGGTTTTGACTTTGCCAAGGAGATTCTATCTATTGGCATTATCAACAAGGTCATTGTCCGAGCTGGCGCATACTATCGGTACGCCGAACGTCAGTGGCAGGGCGCGGATGCTATGCTTACCTCCATACGGGAAGAGATTGACTTGAAAGAGGCCCTTGAACGGGACGTACTAGATTCCATCAAAGCGGATTCTAAGTTTGCGTATGAAGAGTAAGGGTCAGAAAGAGTCTAAGAAGCACGAGGATAGACTTGCGAAAGTTATTGGCGGCCAGCGCAGTGCTGGTAGCGGAGCTTTCTGGAGTCGCAAAGGTGATGTCCGTTCACACGATTTGTTAATCGAGCACAAGTGGACAGGCAAAGCTTCCTTTACCGTTAAAGCCGCGGTTCTGGAAAAGATTGTCAAGGAAGCAATCCTTGATGGTAGGACACCTGTCCTCGGCTTCAGTCTTAATAACGAGAACTACGTTATGCTAACTGAAGATGACTTCCTAGAATTGCGCCAGACTATTTTTGAGTTGCGCGAGACTAACGGTGAGCACATACAATAGTATTAAGGCATGGAAACTAAATGCTGTTCTACTTGTCATCTAGAGCTTGAGGCCGTAACCCGCAACTTTAAGCCAAGACCAAATGGTTTGCTTGAAGGTACTTGCAGGGCGTGTGCCAGCAAACGGCGCAGGGCTATTTACCAGCAAAGCGCGCAAAAGAAAAGGCGCGTAGACCTGCGCAACTTGGTCGACTCATTAAAAAAAGATAAACCTTGTGCGGATTGCGGTGGAGTCTTCCCGCCAATTTGCATGGACTTTGACCACTTACCTGGCTTTGAAAAATCAAAAGGAGTAGCTAGGCTGGTTAATATGCGGGTCCCAGACCAACGAGTCATAGACGAAGTGGCCAAGTGTGAACTGGTCTGCGCCAATTGCCACAGAATAAGGACACAGAACAGAAATCAATGGGGAAGAAAGGATATTAAAGACTACGTGCTAGACTAATGTCCTCTGGGAGGAGGAAGGTATACCTAACCTCACTCAGGAGCATATATGTACAACGACGTCGGACACGACGAAGGCTGGCGATACGACGCTAAGTGCCAAGGAATGGACACAGAGCTCTGGTATCCCCCAAGAGATAAAGCTCGCTACCGAGCAATAGCAGAAGTTTCTAAAGCCGTTTGCTACGGCAAAGATGGTTTACCCGAGTGCCCTGTGCGTAAAGAGTGTTTGCTCTACGCAGAGAAGATGGGCGAACAGCACGGTATCTGGGGTGGCATGAGCCACCGTGAGCGTAACGCGCTAAAGCGCAAAGCTGCAAAGCAAAACCTTTCCCTTGAGGAATGGATAACCACTAAAGGGTCGTGATAGAGTTCCGCTCATGGCTACTAAATATAAACCCAGCGGGGCATTAAAGAGTTTTGTTGACGTGGGTAAAAAAGATACACGAGTCCTTGGTTCAGTAGAACGCTTCCTTTTATCAAAGCCGCGAGACGAGTCTCGTCGAACAGATGTTCTACACCCATCCGAAATGGCAAGTGGAGAATGGTGCCATCGTGCATCATATTTCCAGCTACTAGGTCATGCTCCACAAGCAACACGCAAAGCAAGTTTTAGATTGTTGTCTGTATTTGAAGAGGGTCACGCTATCCACGCTAAGTGGCAGAAGTGGTTCTCTGACATGGATGTTATGTTTGGTAAGTGGTACTGCCCAGCATGTGAAGAAATGTTCTGGGGCGGAACTGACTGCCACGAAGGGCCACTTGAATACCGTGAGGTGCCCTTGTTCTATGAGCCACTCCGTATATTTGGCCACGCGGATGGTTGGTTAGTTGGCCTTGGCGACCCACTGATGCTAGAGATTAAATCCATTGGCGTAGGCACCCTGCGCTTTGAGGCACCAGAGCTTTTGATAGAGAACAACAACGACTTTGACAAAGCGTGGAAGGCTATCAACGCCCCCTTCATGAAGCACATTACTCAAGTGCAGATTTACATGAAGCTGGCAGAGCTGCTGGGCTACGAGAACGTACCGCAAGAGGCAGTACTTATCTACGAAGCTAAGCCTAACCAAGAGGTAAAAGAGTTTGTTATTCCTAAGAGTGACTTTGGCATTACGCAGTTGTTTGATGCGGCTGCTATGATTGTTGAAGCGGTGAAGAACCAAACACCGCCTGCATGTAACCTTGGCCAAAACGGATGCGCTAAATGTAAGGGGTATGATGATTAAGTTACACACCACAGGAGTAACAGAGGAAGTCCTCAAGGTACTAGAGGCTCAGGGTTTGCCTGTACGCCGTCAGCTAGATATTGAGATTCCACCATTTCCACATGACATCACTATGGTTGATGACCAGGAACTAATGATGCTCGCTACTAAGTACATGGAGAATTACAGCTTCATTCGTACTCAGGTAGCGGCCGCATCATTGGCAGAGATGGAAGCGGAGAACGCCTACACCACAGCTGAGGCTAAGGCATTGCTCAGCAAGACCACAGGTAAGAGCACGGAGAAAGCTACCATGCTCAAGTCTGCCGTTATGACAGACCCAGAGATGGTAGAGCTGAGTGCGGCAAAGATGAATACCTATGCCTACCGCAAGATGTTAGAGACCATGCAGGATAACTTGGAGCGTTACTACAGCCTTACAAGCCGTGAGCTGACTCGTCGTACCTCCTCTATGCGCTCGCGCTTCTAATGAAAGTATTTAAGAACGGGGTGGTTGACCCCAGCCAGCCTGTGTGCCTAGGTATAGACCAGTCGTATAGTGGGTTTGCGATAACCGCCTACCAGAACGGCAACTACTACACCGAGGTATACAAGTCTGAGAAGCATGGCATTGACCGCCTCAAGGACATACAGGTACACGTCATGAACTGGCTGTATCAGTTCAGCAAGATTGAGGACGTGGCTATGGAGGGCTACGCCTTTGGCTCACAGATGGCTAACATGCTGGGAGAGCTTGGCGGTATGGTCAAGCTAACTTTGCTGGACTTTGGTATTTACCCCCTTATAGTCCCCCCTACAAGCCTTAAAAAATACGTTACAGGCAAGGGCACAGGGGTACCTAAGAACCAGATGCTCCTCCATATCTATAAGAAATGGGGTGAGGAGTTCCTAGATGACAACGCGGCTGACTCCTACGCCCTAGCTAGGCTAGTGGCGGGTGCGCATACACTTGGATATGAGGTAGAGGTTTATGATAAGCTTCAGAATCCCAAGTTTAGAGAGCGGTAAGCCCCTTGACAACGATAGTTGGAGTCCAATACGAGGACAGATGTATTATCGGAGCCGATAACCAGGTAACCGACTCAATTGGTCGGGTCTTTCACCACCCAAATATGGTTAAGATTAGCCAGCGAGGTGCCTTCTTAATAGGAGGTAGCGGGGAAGTTCAGCCTTGCGACGTAGCTCAGCACCTTTGGAAGCCTCCAGCCCCTACCGCAGCTGATAAGCGCAGCCCTTACCACTTCATGATTGCCAAAGCTATGCCTTCTTTGCGCGATTGCTTAAAGGCCAACGGCTATAACTTTGATGAACCAGAAAGCAAGGACGATTCTGGCCCACGGTTTCACTTCCTAATTGCCGTGTGCGGAGAGCTGTTTGATATTTCTGACGACCTATCCGTATGCCAGACAGACACAGGTTACTACGGAGTAGGTAACGGTTCTAGCTACGCGCTAGGTGCCTTGCACGCTGGCGCGTCGGTACTTGACGCCCTTGAAATTGCCGCTAGACTTGACGCCTATACATCTGGACCATTTATGACATTGGAACAATATAAGGAGTAGCCGTGCCAACGTACGAGTTCAAGTGCGATAAGTGCAATAGCATTGTAGAACTGCACCGTTCGTTTGATGAAGAAGGTGTACCAGTGTGCACCACTTGCAATTTATCTATGAGCCGTGTTTGGCAAGCGATTCCTGCCCACTTTAAAGGAGGCGGCTGGGGTGGAAAATAAAGAATTTGATGACAGTTACGTTCCATACATAATCATCATGGGTATATCCCTTTTCTGTTTAATAGTTTGGTGCATAAAATGATTTTTACAGCAGGCGTACTGGGTTTATTAGTAGGTATGTTTCTTATGTACGGCTGGATGCGTTTTGCCGGAACTTCTAGTGATTCACCAGGAACAATTCGCGTGCGCTGTTACGGCTGTGGCCGCATGTATGTAACATCTCATAGTAATTTCCGTACATCCAACTACTGCATGGAGTGTGCATAATGGAAAAGACAATAAAGATTATGATGCAAGAGTTGCGCGAGCAGATTGCGCAACGTATCGAAGACCTATGGCCTTGCTTCTGCGGCAAGGGCGGCGTGGCAGAGTGCCAGCGCTGCACTGATGCCAAAGTTGCGCGAGGAGAGAAGTGACAGAGCTAAGCAAGACACAAGCTAAGCGTATTCGTCGTGCCGAAGAGCGCGATGCTTTTATTGGCGAGCGCCGACTACTTCAATTACAGATGCTAGAGCACAACTTTAATGTAGGCGTTCAATTGTTTGAGGCCAACAAAGATAAGTTGTCAGAAGAAGAGATTGAAAAGATTGAGGGCATGATGGCTGAGCAAAAGGCCGCCCTAGAAAGAATTCGCAGTGAAGCCAATCCGCTCCCTGAAGCCTGATTACACAGGGAATATGGACCACGCTGATGAGGTCCGTCATATGTGCGATTGCGGTTCCTTTGTATGGAACGTCAAAGCCTGCTTTGAAGACTATGAATTGTCAACATATTTCCTAGACATGGAGTGCGCATCTTGCGGCTCTTATGCCCTTGCTCCCACCCCTTTAGACCGCCCTATTTAGGCTTACACAGGGCCGTAACTACCTCATAATTTACGATACGGGGTTCCGCACACTATTCGTAAACCGAGGTAACAAATGACAGACGTACAAAAAGAAGAAGAAAATATCCTGCGTGTAAGCGCGGGTAGTAACCCCCAAGCTGTGGCTTCAGCTATTGCCCACAGCGTATATGAGACCCGCACGGCCAAGATTCGTGCCGTAGGCGCGGGAGCAGTCAATCAAGCAGTAAAAGCCCTAGCTATTGCAGGTGGATACACAGCCCCTCGTGGATTACACCTAGCATTTATCCCAGGCTTTACCACAATCGAGAGTCACGACGGCCAGATTTCAGCCATCGTACTCACCGTTATTGTTATTTAACCTGTATTTATTTAGTAAATACCGTACATTTATTTAAACCCTTCGGCCAAAGGAAATTACATGGAAAAAGCAAAGAGTAACAAGCACATTGCACCAGACTCAGCTAAAGTCAGCAAGGTTGATTTTAACGATGCTTCGGGCAAGCCTGAAAAGGGCACGCTTGTAAAGAAGAAGAACACAGCAGCTGGCGACCCAACCAAAGAAGCTAAGCCTGCACGCAAGCACGTAACAAGCCCAGACGCAGGACGCGCTGGCGCTCGCTACGGAATTCGCGTTAAGTTCCAGAAGAGCACCTCACCAGAGGCTGGCGCTACCCAAGCTAACGGACGCATCTTGCCCGCAGCTAAGGGTCAGTCTGCAAACTGGAAGTCAGGTATGGCTGAGTAATTAGCCAAGAATTCCTATCAAGCCCCTGCCATTTGGCGGGGGCTTTTTAGTTTGATTTGTCCTATTTGTGTGATAGTCTTTTCGCGTTGCATCGCGATGCAAACAAAGGAGAGAGAATGTTAGACCTACTAACAAAGCACCTCACTGTAGATACTTCAGTCTGCAAAGTGGCGCAGTGGATTAAGACATTAAGTGAAGATGAACAACAAGCGTTTGAGGCTTTGCGCGAGAACAATGCAAAAGTAAATAACGCTGACCTGTATAAAGACCTGTCAAAAGAAGTTACGTTGTCCTTTGGGATGACGGCATTTCGCTCACATATGCGAGGATACTGCACATGCCAGAAAAATTAAACGTGCTGCAAAAAGCACTAATAAATGCTGAACTTAATGGTTTAGAGTCAGAAGTAAAGAACACCAATACGCCGCCAGAATATCGTGCGCGACTAGAAGTTGGTAATGATGGTGGTTACTTTGTTAGTACCCCACGAAATGCAGGCGAGCTACCAGACGCCGTAGATTTATTTGAAGATTTTGGATTAGACCCAGAAGCATGGGTAGTTGTAAGTGTCCGCAAGAGCCGCTGGCAGAAGTTTGACGGCGAGTGGTTAGAGGCGGCAAAAGTAAACATCAAGCCAGCCTCACGGATGGGCGGCAATGACTTAGATTACGACGCGCTGGTATCTGAAATATCAAAGTTCAAGCCAGGCAAAGTAGAGAAGGCAACAGGACCGCTGTATGCCATCTACGCCATTGGTGATACGCAGTACGGCAAGGATGCTGGCGGCGGTACTGAAGCCACTATCGAACGCGTTAAGCGCGGCATCGAAGAGTCTGTTGCACGCCATAAGGAGTTGTTAAAGCTCGGTCGTCCTATTGGAACAGTAGTTCTACCACAACTAGGCGACTGCATTGAAGGTTCCACTAGCCAAGGCGGACGAGTCATTGGTCGTAGTGACCTTGGCGTAACCCAGCAGGTGCGCGTAGGTCGTCGTGTTCTTATGGCATGGATTAAAGCATTTGCGCCACTGTGCGATGAGTTGATTGTTCCTGTAGTTCCAGGAAACCACGACGAGCCACATAGAATTATGATGACCGACCCAACTGACTCATGGCAGATTGAGGTTGTGTCAGCGGTTCAAGATGCTTGCGCTGAAAACCCAGACTTAGCTCACGTTAAGTTCTACTATCCAAAGGAAGACCATTCCACACTTGCTATTGATTTAGGTGGAACAATCCTTGGCATGGCACACGGGCATCAAGCCAAAGACATGGGCAAGTGGTTGCACGGTCAGGCAACTGGTCGTACACCAGTAGGTTCAGCCGACGTTTTATTGACTGGTCACTTCCACCACTTCCGCGCAGACCAAGTTGGTCCTCGAATGTGGATTCAAGTGCCAGCCATGGACGGCGGCAGCGCATGGTTCCGTGACAAGAGCGGGTTAGAGTCGCCAACAGGTATTGTTTCATTGGTAGTTGGCGATGGGTATGACCCACGTCGCGATTTAGCCGTACTCGCAGGAGAAAACCGCCTACCTTGAGGGAGGTAAACCTCCCATAAGGGTATGCAATTCGGTATCCTATAGTTACTATGGATACTCAACTTAAAACATGTACTTCATGCAATCAGTCGTTTCCAGAAACCAGCTTTAAGGTTCGCTGGTCTAAGGGACGTCAAGCAGGAACAAGACAAGCGCAGTGCAACAGGTGTTTGTACGTTAAGTACACGCGCCCTAATGTCGAACGCAAAACAAAAGAGATTCACGACTACCAATTAGAAAAAGGTTGCGCTGATTGCGGCTTTAATAAACATCCTGCTGCTTTAGAGTTTGACCATGTATCTAAAGAGAAAAAGCTGTTTAATATAGGTGAAGAAATAGGTAATCGTAGCCGAGAAGCATTATGGGCTGAGATTGCCAAGTGCGAAGTAGTGTGCGCAAATTGCCACGCTATTAGAACTGCTAACCGCAGAGAGCGAGTTGCCATTAATGCCTAATACGCATCAAAACGTGCAAAATCTCGGCGCTGGCGGGATGTATGGCACAAATACAAATTATGGTGGCGGCGGCGTCCCCGTAGCGAGAAGTGAACTGGATTTCCTCCGACTTGGCGTGGGTCGCACCCCGCAAGCGGAGTATCCCTGACGGCTATTTAGGAACTATTCGTTCACGCCGTGACGATAAGGGCCGCGACTCAAGCGCATCAGACCGCGTACTAAATGGATTAAAGGTACGCGTAGGTCAGCGTTCATACCAGCGTGGTGTTCATCGCGGTGAGCGCATTGACGTTCAGGATTATTACTATCCAGAAGGTCTTGATAACATGCGCGGTATTGCTCGTCAGATGAAGGGCAAGAAGGTAGGCAACGTAATCATGACCAAGCGTGGTGTTGAGAATGCAATGGCCGCGCCTGCTCCACACTTACCTAACGATGGTAAGGCAAACATTCGTAGCACATCCCCAATGTCACTAGACAAGCGACGCGTAGACCAGATGGCTCGTATGCGCCCAGGTTGGAAGTAATATGGCAGAAGGCGCAGGTCGTTTTGCAGATGGCGTATACAACCGCCGTCCATGGGTAGCCCCTGCCGAGGCGGCGTACCCACCACAGCAATACATCGGGCCATTTCAGTCTAATCAAGAGCGTCTGTTGAGCCAATCACTGGCAACTTGGACCATGAGTGGCGCGGAAATCCAGGAATACGTACGCCCACCTCTACCACAAGTCAAGTTATTTCCGTCCCGTTTTGGTTATACTGAGGACGAGATTACTATTGAGGACATCGTTCAGATGCCTCGTCGTACCGCTGCTACCCAGCGCGTAGAATCTGACTTCAGCCAGACCCCTAATACCCAAGAATCATCCAGCACTAACTCGTTAGGACCTACAATATAATGCCACGTAATACTACAGATTTTTATGGAAAATGCGACGACTGCGGCGGAACAGGCACAGAAGTTGTTTCTGACGGAGAAACTGCATTTAGCGGGGACGATGACTGCCCTACATGTAAAGGCACAGGAAAAGGTGTTCGATGAAGAACGACCCAGGTTTATTTACTGATAGCACAGGCGAAGGCATGGCTGGAGCCGAGGATGTCGCCCTCAGCACCCAAAAAGAACTAAAAAGAACAATTTATAATGGCGACCGTGTCTGTACTGGGTGCGGAAAAGCCATGGACCCGATACAATCATTACATAACCAAGAGAAGTGCCCGTCCTGCGTACGCAAGCAACACTTCACCCGCGTGAAAGGTAAGATGGCATGACCGTAAACAACTCGCGTTCACAGAACGCATCACTCCAAGAGGGTGCCACAGACGGCAAGTATCGTAAGCGCCGCCCTAATACCACAGTTGCTGCAGGCATGGGTGACGAGTTAATTGTTAAGAACCGTGATGACCTTCATCCATACATGAACTACGGTTTTATTAACTCAGAAGAGCCAGCTAAAGTTAACCCAGCAGGTAACTAACATGGCGGGAGTACCAGACCGTTCAGGTGACACCAAGCGCATTGCTAATTTCCCACAGCGTTACGTTTGGCCAGAAGGCGCACAGCCACATGATGACTC